TTCTGCTGCTATTCTTGCTTCTTCTGCTGCCTTTTTCTCTGCTGCTATTCTTGCTTCTTCTGCTGCTATTCTTGCTTCTTCTGCTGCCTTTTTCTCTGCTGCTATTCTTGCTTCTTCTGCTGCCTTTTTCTCTGCTGCTATTCTTGCTTCTTCTGCTGCTATTCTTGCTTCTTCTTCTGCTATTCTTGCTTCTTCTGCAGCCTTTTTCTCTGCTGCTATTCTTGCTTCTTCTGCTGCATTTTTCTCTGCGGCTATTCTGGCTTCTTCTGCTGCATTTTTCTCTGCTTCTTCTTGTTCTTTATTTTTCGTATATGTTTTATATATTCTTTTATTTATTTCTAAAAAATGAACATTGTCCTTTTCATTTACTATTAAATCTTCAATAGTTGTATATTTTGATATTATTCTATAAATTGTATCAGTTTGTCCGATTAATTCGGTAAATATATCATTTACCTCTAATATATAGCATTTCATAACTTTTCTATCGTTACACCATTCTAAATAAGCATTTATTTCTGTTTCAAACTGCGTGTCTACCAACTTTTCGTAGTCGTTTTTATTAAACGAATGTATATATTTTTTTCCTTTAATATCGAATAAATCTCTATTATCAAATCTTCCATGTTCTATCATATGTTTGATTGCGTGTTCTTTTGTTGTAATACCACCATGTTGTAAATCTTTATATTGGTGTAAATATTTTTCCCAATCAAACAACTCAACTGAATGTTCTAAAATACGATATATTACTTCTTCCATTATATATATATATATATATATCAAAATATAAATATCTTTTTCTGATTTAATGTTTCAAAATCCGGTATACGGACTTTTTCGCCCTTGATATAAAACGCCATATTATTATTATTATCGTATTGCGTTTCTTGGTGTGTATACTTAATGTAATTACACCATAAACTATAGTTTACAATATCAACGGTTTCTATACAACATTGACGTGGTATATGTTTGCTTTTATTTAATGTTATTAAATTATAAATACCTGTTTTAATTATATCAACGTCATAATAACAATTAGGTTTATTGTTAATAATTACAAAATAATCCGTTTTGCAATTAGAAATGTCTTGGACAGGTTTAAAAATACAATAATGATAATTAAAATTAGGAATATTGTCTATATCAATTAGATAGATAGTGATAGGAATATCTATAGTATCTATTAAATTATATTTTTCAAATTTATCATTTTCTATTATATTGTTTACTACTAATCCAGGATGTATAAAATATTGGTTTTTTAAAACAGTTTGTTCTACTATTTTATTGTCGTGTAAAACGTCCACTTTATTATGCATATCATAAGATAATAATGTTTCGATAGAATTTATACTATATCCTACTCCGTGTAATCCGGTAACATCTTGTGTTAATGGAAAAAATCCTTCTTCATTTTCCATTTTAATTGTATCCTGTCCAAGATATAATATATCCCAATTGTCCGGTATATTTTTAACATATTTATGAAATAAATGATGAAAGAATTTATGAAATACAATATTTTGGTTAAATATTAGTATTGACTGTGTTTTTTCTCGGACGGCCGATTTAAAAATATCACATATTGTATCCTTTCTATTTTTACTTGAAACAAAACAGGCCGATATATTCATTTTTAAAAATATCTCCTTCGTTTTTAATAATTCGTCAGAATTACGAAATATAACATATACTTTTGAAAAAAATGTATTCACCGTTATTAATGGTTCCTGATCTTGTAATATATCCCAACCATACTCTTCGGATAAATGATTAAACAGTAAGGGTTTATCTATTTTGCATTTTGCCCAAGTCGTATTTCGTAAATCATTGCGATTGATACATTCTTTTGGATGATAAACCATGCGATTGAATGGTATATTCACATATTTATCTAAAACAAAACTTAACCATATATCATCCAATTTGAAAATTAAATCGGAATATTTTTGATAATGAAATAATTCATTAAATAAAAACAAGTTAATATCAAATATACACCCACCTGGTCCAAAATATTTAAATTTCTTAACATCACGACGCTGTCGCCGTTCAATATCTGTATATGTTAATATTTTTTTCAAATTAGAACCTTTAAACCAATAACTTTTATTATCGAATATTTTACCATACCAGGATAATATAGATAATACACTCTTTTGATTAACCATGGTTTCTATCCAATCGTGATGATGAAGTTGATCATCGTCAAATACAATAACATATTCTATAAAACCGATTTTTATCAAATGTTGTATAATATGCAAACGAGCTATGCAATGATAATTATAGTTATATCGGTGTAGTGATATATGTAGTTTTTCGCTAAACCTTTCTATCATAACATCAATTTCTTTTTGTTTTGACCTATCAATATTATTATCTAATAAATGGAAATGAAATTTCTTCTCAGTTTGGTCACATAATGAATTGAATATTATTTCTAAATTACAATTTCTTTCATAAGTCGCCATTATAACATGAATAGTATCCGAAACATACTTATACTTATTACGATTACTATTATCAATCGATAATATATTATTTTGTATTGGAAATAACTCTTTTATTATAATATTAGAACTACCTGATATATCACCGAGTGCTTGTAATAATTCTATTGTATCAATGTCTTTTTTATTAATTTGTTTATATAATTCGCGAATTATATAATTTTTGCAACACCAATAATATGGATATTTAAATGATTTTTCAAACCATTTACTATTACTAACTATTCTAGGTTTGTTATTTAGAATTACGGTATTTAATGTTGATAACATATCTTCTGTGATTTCATCTGTAAACAATACAATATCATTTTGTGGTATATTTTTACAATAATCAAATATAGCTTCATTTTTTGATTTTTTTGAGGTTGATACATAATCTACAAAGACATTTGAAACCATTTCTTCTCTTAATTCTTCACAAAAAAATACTATTTTATAATTCGTATAATTTATGTTTTTTATTAAATCATATATATTTTCTTTATAATCCATAAATAAAATGAATTTCTGGTATAAAAAATTAACCATTATATAATATTGAAAGTATATAAAAATTGGTATTTATGTTTAATATTATATAATGGTTAAACACGCAAAATTGTTTCTTTGTATCACCAATGACGATCTAAATCTACATGACAAATATATTGAGCAAATTCAAAAACATAATACCGCTACATTTAATAATGAATATCCAAATGCTGGTTTTGATGTATATTTTCCGAGAGATGCTAATATTCATAATAATGAAAGTGAATTTGTGAAAATGAATATTATTTGTGAAATGCACATATTTAATGAGAAAATAGAACGATGGGAACCTGTTAGTTATTATAGCTATCCACGTTCGAGTATTTCAAAAACACCACTGATGTTAGCGAATAGTGTGGGAATTATTGATAGTGGTTATAGAGGTGAACTTATTGGTGCTTTTAGAAATATTGGGTCATCCGAATCATATACAGTAGATAAATATAGCCGCCTTTTACAGATTTGTGCTCCCGATTTGCGTCCTATTTATGTAGAATTGGTTACTAAAAATTTCTTTGAGCAAACCGATCGTGGTTCAGGTGGATTTGGATCTACTGGAAAATAATCTACTTATAATATATTTAAATGAGGTTTGAATATTTAGAATCAACTGATAAAACTTTATTTAAAGCTATATTAGAAGGGGATGAAACGATAGAAGGTGTTCAATCACAAGGTCCATATCCGAAAATAAAATTAATTAATAATGTTTTAGAAATAAGCTATGTTTCAAAAAAAAAATTACATCCTGATATTATAGCAGCAATTTGCATAACGTGTTTTTATCCATGGATAAAATATTCAGCTACAATGCCTTTTCCTGTTTCAGAAACATTCACAAGAGGCCTTCAAATGGATATTTTACCACAACACGAAATAATAGATGGTGTTTATAGTCCTACTAAACCCATTACAATTACAAATATTAATGAATTTTTAGAACCATATGTAGGTGGTTGTAGAACGGTAACCGCTTATGGCGGAGGAGTTGATTCTACTGCTATTTCACTATTATTTCCATATATTCCATTGGTACATTCAAGTAATTTAAATGATTCAAAGGAAGTAAAATGTGTGATGAAACAATATGTTAAAGATAATTTAAAAAATGATGCCTATATCATAGAGACAAATTGTAAAGAAATAACCCAGCCTAAAGATTTTACTACTTTTACAAATATTTATTTAATACCTTTAATATTATCAGCCGATTTATCAATATCTAATATAATGTCTGGATCTATTTTAGGGGCTACGTGTCTTTCTAATGGTGTTAAATATTTTCCACAATTTAATGAGAACCGAAGAAATAGATGGGAACGTTTTTATAAAAATATGGGTATAAATTTGTTTTCACCTATTTCAGGTTGCTCTGAACTATTTACTTCAAAAATCATTTATCAAAATAACCTCCACGATAAAGTACTTTATTGTGAAATAAATAAAGGAAACCCGTGTAATAAATGTAAAAAATGTTTACGAAAGCAATTACAGTTTCTATATCACGGTGATACTTCAATTCAGTTTGATACATTTGATGAGAAATTTATTACTACACTTTTTCAAAAACGCCCCCTTTTTATGGCCCACATTTTCATAGAAACAATTAGAAACAATAAAAAAGTTCCTGAATATATGCGTGAAGCAATTAAAGATTATTTACCTATTAAAACAGACCTATTTAATCGAATTTATTCAAAAAGTTTTGTTTATTTTCCTGAAGACATAAAGGAAGATATTATTGCAAAATTAAAATCTTATGCCGATTTAATGAGCGAGGAAGAAGAAAAATATCTAGAAAGTTGGGATCTTACAAAATAAAATATGAAAAATCTGAATGTTTTTCATATTTTAAGAAAGGACTTTATAAAAAAAAGGATCTCAGGGGGTTCATTAAATGTAAAACCCCCGGGTTCTATTATCAACATCGGATTTATAATAAATATGTGTTTTATCGTGTATCGAATTGAAAATAGGTCGACCGGTTTTATACATTATTTTGATCCATTTATCACGCTTTTTTAATTGTAATGCTATGTGAGGAAGTTGCGGAACTTCGTTTTCCATATATACTTATTTACGATATTTTCTTGTTTTCTTTTTATGTGTTTTCTTTTTATGTGTTTTCTTTTTA